AAAAATCTCTGTAAGGTAGCCAGCCTTGCAGAGATTAAAAGTTAAACTATGTAATTTGCGTCTGATTTTCAGGAGAAAAGCGTAACTTTGCCTCATAAACATTAAAACTCAATGGCTTATGGATAAAGACAGAGAATTAGAATATTACAAAAACGGCTTTTACTTCTATCTTGTTTGGATAGGTATTGAGTCTTTCTTCTTGGGAACGTTACTAGCTGACAAACTTATAAACTAGTCCTACAAGTATCGTGACTACTGCTGCAATAACAGCTTTAATCGCATAATCTATGTAGGGGTGTTTAGTCTTAAATGAAGACTCCTTCTTTAGAGCCTTCACTTCCTCCTCATGTTCTTTCTTCAACGTACAACCATTCCAAAGGATTGGTATCTGGTTCCTGCCCTGCTTGGTAGCACTATACACCACCCTAGATTCTTGATTGCTAAAGGCATACCCACGATTAAGGTATTCGCTCTTCACCATCAGCATAGCAACATCTTCTTTCCAAGCATCATCAGGAGATACGTGGTCGTAAATGATACCCCATATCTCCTGCTCATACTCGGACTTATCTCGGATATTGTCCAGCAGCACATACAGTTTCTGTTCGTTAGTTATCTTTGCCATTATAAACCGAGTTTCTTTTTCAGAAAGCTACCAACAAAGGAAGCAGCCATAGCAGACACAGCAAAGTCACCAAATATAAATCCTTTGTTAGGTTCTACGAACTGGGATTCAATAGCAACCAACACAACCATACAGACAACAAAGGTAATCGCAATGGCAATATACCTAAACACCATCTTAGCCACCTTCTTGCTATCATCCTTAACACTTGAAGTTTCACCTTCTTTTCTGTTAACTCTCAATGAGGAATACATAAAATAAATTGCAGCTATCACTATGAATGCCACAAACACGTAAATAATTTCTTTTGGCATAATTCTATTTTTATAGTTGGGAAAATATTTTTTCCTAGTTGGGAAAATTATTTTTCTCCATTATAGTTCTTCTTTATTTCATCAGCTTCATACTCAGACATCGGTAATGGAGTTCGCTTGTATTCATCCAGTATTGACTGCTGCTTACGATTTAACTCATCATAACGCCTTTTCTGCTCAGCCTTCATTTTGCGATATTCGTCAACACGTTTCAGGAAATGCGCTGCTGGTTCATATTGACCTCGGATAGGTATTCCACCTTCTTTGGTTTTGTTCCACTCTCTCTTTATGAAATCCTCTTTAAGCATTATCTTACACCCATCAACTTCAATACAGATAGAAGGTTTGCGTTCTAGAGCACTCTTTCTTATTCTATCAACAAAATCCTTGTCACGCTTTGCATTTTCCTCCTTAGAACTTTGAAGGATAGCCCATATTACAACAGCCGACAAAGACAGAAACACAATGATACCTAATATATATTCCATTATCCAAAGTTCTTTAAATCTATAGGGCTGCAACCGCATAGCCCAAATATGTAGTTAACCATATCTTGAATATCGAATAAAACGACATACCAAACTCTAGCGATGAAAATCAGCAACAATACCCCAATAGGAGCAATCATCCACTTCTTTTCACATAGCCAGTTAAAGAGCCTTCCCTTAAAGAGAGCATCACAAACCCCTATCATCCATCCAGTAACCAATAAGACGAATGCAAACATAACTATTACATGAAGAAACTCCATACCTACCACATTTTAATTATCCTACATTTGCTTGTCTCATGCCACCACCCAAGATGGACAATAGCTGGTCATAGCGTTTCTCTAACTCTTCGTACTTCGCCTTCCAGACAGAATCATCCTGATGAGACTCTTCTATCTTAGGTTCTTCATGATGAGGAGTCTCAGCAACCATATAAGATGAATCATCTGCATCTTGGTTACTATACATAGTACCTACCCCACGCATCAACCACTCAGCAGACACGTCAGGATAAGCTACAAGAACCTTGGCAACAACGTTTGCAGACAAAGTACGCTCACCCTTCAACTGAGTATTAAGGGTAGTTTGAGACATATCGACTAACTTTGATAGAGCATTAACCGATACTTGCTTATCCTCTAAAACTAGCATAATTCGCTGATAAATAGTTACTTCCATACATTTTACATTTATAAATCATACTTAATTATTCATAATCGGTTAATAATTTCTTGCTAAAAATTTGGCGAATTAGCAAGAAATGACTACCTTTGCACTCGTAAACAACAAGTTGCTTAATTATTAGAAGCAAAAGTACAATAAAAAATTAAGATATGCAAGCAAAAAAGATAAAAATTATCAAAGTTTCGCCCGAAGGACGTAAAAAACTTGCTGAGCGATATGGATGCCGAAGGGAAACCATCTACAACGCTCTAGGTTTTAGAAGTCAGAGCAAGCAAGCCGAAGACATCAGGAATGATGCCCTGAATGAGTTCGGAGGTGTTAAGGCAGACAAGGTAGTGTTCTACTAATAATAAAGAAGGAGGTTTCTATGAATGAAATCGTTTATAGAGGTGAAAGCAACCAACCTCTAACAAACAGCAAATTGGTTGCTGAGGTATTTGGCAAACCTCATAAGGTTGTTCTAGTAGCAATCAGAAACATACTTGAAGGGAGTGCTCAAAATTGTGCCGTCCTCGAAATGTTCTCAGAATCAACCTATTTGAACGAGCAGAACAAAGAGCAACCTATGTTCATTATGAACCAAGATGGTTTCACTCTGCTAGCGATGGGGTTCAATGGCAAGAAGGCGATGGAGTTCAAACTGAAATACATCGAAGCCTTCAACGCTATGAAGAGACAGATTGAACAATCCAATCCATCCGTCCCTCAGAACTATCTCGAAGCCCTCAAATCTCTGGTCAAGTCTGAGGAGGAGAAACAGCAGCTAGCTTTGGAAAATAAGAAGCAGCAGGAACAAATCCTCACTATCAGCAAGGCGAACATGGAACTTGGCAACAAGATTACCGAAATGCTGCCTAAGGTTAGCTACTACGACAAAATCTTGCAGAGTAATGCCACCATGACTGTTACTCAGATTGCTCAGGACTACGGAATGAGTGCCATGAGGTTAAACAAGGAGTTGGAGTCTATGAGAATCCAACACAAGGTTAGAGGTCAATGGATATTGTTTGCCCAATTCCTCGAAGGTGGATATGTTCACAGCAGAGCAGTAGACATCATCCGCAAGGATGGTCAGCACGATGTGAAGTACAACACCGAGTGGACAACGAAAGGAAGAATCTTCCTATATGAATCACTCAAAGCGAAGGGCATTCTCCCCTTAATAGAGCAGGAGAACACTCTCAGCGATAAGGGCACTGGTAGAACAGAGCCAGCCAAGGCAGCTAGTGCCAGTCAACAAACCATCAAATTCAACTGATATGATAGACCCAGAGATTAAGGAGCAGCTAGACCGCATAGAGCAGTATTCGCTCATAGCTGCAAAGAATGTGCTCAACATTAATGAAGCTGCAATCATTCTTGGTATGACGGTTAGAGGAGTGAGAGAGAACGTCAGGAACCGAATCATTCCTTGCTATAAACCAAATGTCAACCGACTCTACTTCAAGAAGAGCGAGTTGGAAGAGTGGATGACTCAGAACCGCAGAAAGAGCATGGCAGAGTTGAAATCAGAGGCAGCAGCCTATTGTTTTACCCATTAAACAGATAAACTTATGATAGCAGATGTAATGTTGGTAGCTAGCGTAATCACTATCGCTGTTGCCGTTAAGGAAATTCACTCCTACTTCAATGAGGTAGGCAAGTAAGATATATGGAGATTGAACCTCACAAGAATAGTTAAGTATTAAGTTATTAATGTGTTAAGTCTTATAATCTTTCAGTCATCGAAAACAGCAGAGGTTTTTTGGAGTTTGCTACTCCCAGTCTCCACTATAACTTTGTCGTTATAATTTTACATGTTTTAAGTTTTTTACCCAGCGCAAGTAGCTCAGTTGGTCAGAGCAAGAAGGTTCACCCACCTTCAAGTGTCGTTGGTTCGAGTCCAACCTTGCGCCCAATTTAGCCCGATTCCAAGGCTTGGTATCGGAGTCGGAACCCTTCCGTAAGGTACATGCACCCTTTAGGGTAATGGTCGTAACTACAGCGTACCACTTAGTATGGATAAGTAGCAGGATGATTACCTACATCACAGATGGAATTGGGAAAGTCTTGGAGTTCACTTGTGAAGAAGCAGACCTGATGCCGTGACCCTTATATAAAAGGTAGCATCTAAAGGTAGGAGCGCACAACTACAAATCGGTTCTAATGCAGCCAGCACGCTTTCTTTTTTCTATTCGGTTTAATAGTTATAATTGGTTATTTTATAGAAATCAGATATATCACAATATGTGCGATTACTAGTACTGGGAGTCCTAAGCCTCCATAAATGCAGAAGGGAACCAAGGAGCGATTCAGCATCCGGCAAGATTGTATAGATGTCGCTCCACGGAGGCGGCTGTTTTTATCATATTCATTTTACTGCCCATCCTTTTCTAAAGGAAATTGCAAATATTGACATATTAGTAAATTTCATACAGATTACATTTGCGATGCGGTAGCGACCGCTCAGGTTAAACTAAAATAAAAAACTCTCTTCCCCACCATTCGTGAGAATCGTGGGGCTTTTAATTTGAACATTTAAACCATACAATATGAGATATAAAGCAAATAGTTGTCACGATTGTCTCTTCTCGACCATGTGTGACAACCCGAATAAGAACCCAGATGGTGGCTACAAATGCAGCCGCTATGAATGGAAATATCAATAACAACTTAATACATAAAAGATATGAAAGAACTTATCGCAATTCAGTCAGAACTGAAAGCCCCGAAGAGTCAGTTCAACAAATTCGGTGGCTACAAGTATCGCAAGGCTGAGGACATCTTAGAAGCTGTCAAGCCTTTGCTAAACAAGCAGAAATGCACGCTAACCATTACAGATGATATTGTGATGGTAGGCAACCGCATTTATGTTAAGGCTACCGCCACTATCAAGAACGAGAAGGGCGAGTGCGAAACAACAACTGGTTGGGCTAGAGAAGAGGAAACCAAAAAGGGTATGGATGGCAGTCAGATTACTGGAGCATCATCCTCTTACGCTCGAAAGTATGCTCTCAACGGTCTCTTTGCCATTGATGATAATGCTGATTCTGATACCACCAACGATGGGCAGCATCAGGAAGCGCAGCAACAGACACAGACTCAGCAGCCAGCCGCCCAGCAGTACCACCCGAGCGACCTGAACGAAGGATTGGGTTATCTGAGCAGATGCGTTAGTAAGGACAATCTGTTGTGGGTAATTCAGCATTACCAGCCGCTCTGCTCTAACGCTCAGTTTATACAAGCTGTATCATCAAAGAGAAAGGAGCTTGGTTTATGACAACAGAAACTAAGGAAATTTGGAAACCAGTTGTAGGATATGAAGGCATATATGATGTAAGCAATTTGGGTAGAGTTAAAACTGTAGAGCGCACATGTTACTTAAACATCAAAGGAACAAACACGCAAAGAATTATAAAGGAAAAGATAAAGCATCCTTCACAAGATGGTCAAGGTTACAAGAATAACAATGGCTATCTTTCAGTAATTCTTAGCTTCAAAAACAAGAGCAAAAGATTTCATGTTCATAGACTTGTTGCAGAAGCATTCTTGGAAAATCCAAATAATTATGAAACCGTCAATCACATTGACGGAAACAAGTTCAACAATGAAGTTTCAAATCTTGAATGGGCTAGCAGAAAACAGAACATGGAGCATGCTTGGAAAACTGGTTTAAACCATATTCCTAGTAATTACGCTGGTACTCACAAAAAGAAAATTACTCAGAAAGACTTACAAGGAAACATTATTAAAGAATGGGATTCCATGACAGAAGCTGCAAGATTTCTTGGTCTAGACAAAGCAACATTCTCCAATCGTATCAAGTCTGGTAAATTAGAATATCATGGTTTCTTATGGATTCCTCACAAATATTAAGATATGAAATTAGTAAAATCAAAAGTTCGTTTCGATGAAGAACAGCACAGATATTTCTTAGGTGAAAAAGAGTTAAGTGGTATTACAGGAACTCTTATAAAGAAAGCTTTTCCTGATACTTACAAAGGTATTCCATATGCAGTTTTAGCCAAAGCAGCAGAAAGAGGAAGTGTTGTTCATCAAAATTTAGAGTTGTTTGATACAATTTGTAATAGTGATGTTAACATAATGCCTTCTGTATTACCTGAGGTTAAGGACTATAATGAAATGCTTATATCTTATGGTCTTCATCATGTAGATAGCGAATACCTCGTTACAGATAACGAAAATTTCGCATCAGCTATTGATAAGGTTCTTGCAGACAATGAAGGTAACATTTACCTTGCGGACATCAAGACCACCGCCACCCTTCACTACGACAACGTATCGCTCCAGTTATCCATCTATGCAAAATGGTTCGAGGAGCAGAATCCTGACTTGAAGGTGAAGGAGATAGTTTGCATGTGGTTCAAGAACGGACAGAGCAAGTTCCAGCCGCTCCCAAGGGTATCAGATGAGCAGATAGACGAGTTAATCAACGCTTATCTCGCTGATGATGCAGAATATCAGTATAAGGTGGAAGTTCCTGAGCAGTTTTCAGCACTAGAGCAGGAGTACAGATTGATAACCGCTCGTATGGATGCCCTAAAAATCAAGCAGGATGATTTGAAGGAGCAGATAATGAAGATGATGGAAGCCAACAAGCAGAAATCCATCAAGACCAACATCGGTTCTTACTCTTATGTGGCAGCTACCACCAAGAAAACATTCGACACGAAGCTGTTCAAAGACACGGAGCCAGAACACTACGAGTACTATCTGAAAGAAACGACCACCAAGCCGTCAATAAGAATCAAACTTAATTAAGTATAGATATGAACGTAAAGTTTACAGGCAAGATTATTGCAGCAGGGCAAGTTCAAATGGGAACTTCCCAAAACGGAACCCAATGGAGTTCTTGTGAATACACTATCGAAGAGTTGAACGAGCAGTACCCTTCAAGAGCCGTTATCCAAGTTTATGGTTCAGACAAGATTCAGCAGTTCGGCATTCAGTTAGGAGAAATCATCACCGCCCACATCGGATTGAAGGCACGCCAGTCAAAGGAAGGACGTTGGTTCAATCAGTTGGATTGTTGGAAGGTGGAGCGACCAAATGACCAGCCGCAAGGTCAGGTTGTCCATAGTCAGGTTGGCGCAGCACCTCAGCCAGTTTATGGGTATAACCCACAACAGCAGACAGCACCACAGAGTCAGACACAGCAGTTTCCCCCTCAGGTTAACGCAAGCGGTCAACCTATTCAGCAGAACGCTCAATATGCAGGTGGTCAGCAGCAGGGTCTTCCCTTCCCTGCCCCAAACCAATAATATATAAGATATGGAAATCCATCTAGTAAGAACCTCCACTGGTCTTCGCCCTTACACGGATGATGATTACGAGGAAATGAAAAAGATAAAGGTTGGTTCCATCATCAAGGCAAACATAGTTCGACCAAGGAACATCAAGTTTCATCGCAAGTTCTTCTCCCTTATCAGGGCAGCATGGGATTGTCTAACCGAGCAGCAGCGCACAAACCTACGTTCTATAGACACATTCCGTGAGCAACTTCTGATAACATCAGGATTCAGCGAACCGCTTTACGACCTCAACGGACAGAAGTTCTTGGAGCGAGCCAAGTCTATCTCCTTCGCCAAGATGGATGAGCCAGCCTTTAATGAAGTATATAGTAGAGTCTTAGACACCATCCTCACGATACTCTATGCAGATGGTGTTACAGAAGACGAGTTTAATAACATTTTACAAAATTATAGTTGATATGACACGTAGAAACGACAAGCGCAACAACAGACGTAATCGTCAGCGCAACAACACCCCAGAGTTACCACCATTTACACAGATGCTTTTCGGAGCAATCGTTGGCAAAGGTGTAGACATGATTGCCAAGAAGATGGCAGAGATTGCCGAGGAAAAGACTCCTGATATTCATGCAGAAGGCATCAGTAATCAGGACGTTACCAACATCAATAACGGAAAGGCGAGTCTCACCAAATGCACTATCCCGACGGATGGTACAGCCGTAGAACTTCCTATTCCCGACAACCTTCAAGTCTTCATCGGTGAGGATGGCAAGCCGATGATTCGCAAGAAGATTGAAGGAGACGAGAAGAAGACTCCTGATGATAAGAAAGGCAAGCCTATCACTTATGATGATATTTGTAAGGATTTATTCTATAACAAGGATGCGTACTACCTTGATGAAAGTAACAAGGTTTCATCATGGGTAATGACTTCTTCAAATTACAACGACTTCGACAACTGCACATCTATTGCTCAGGCAAAGCGCATGATTGCTTTCAACAAGTTGCAGAACATCGCTAAGTATCTCAATGGTGACTGGAAACCGGACTTCAAAGAAGGTACGAATAATTGGTATATTATCAAAAGACGAGACGGAGGATATAAAGCCATGTTTATTTCCTCAGAAAATGACGGAATTGTTTACTTTAAGAGTCAATTCCTTGCAAATGAAGCCATCCTTCTGATGGGTGAAGAATCTCTCAACGACCTTTTCTCAACTGATTGGTAATGGCAAGCTACGCTGAAATCAAAGCTAAGCTACAGCAGGAAGGCAAGAAGATACGCAAGCGAGCATCCTACGATGAGCACAACTTGCAAGCCGCAGAGGTCAGGTATATCCGTGGGGTATATCCTGACCTTGAAGGAGTCTTCTTTGCCGTTCCGAATGGTGGCAAGCGAACTTCCCGACAAGCCGCATGGCTCAAAGAAGAAGGTATGAAGGCAGGAGTATCTGATATGCTACTTCTAAAGCGCACCTCTCAGTACGGTTTCCTCTGCATCGAAAATAAAACACCGAAAGGTAGGCAGGAACCCGAACAGAAGGTATTCCAGTATGAAGTAGAACGACATGGTGGTAAGTATATCATCATCCGCTCTATAGATGAATTTATCCAAGCAATCGACAATTATTTAAATGGTGAACTATGACAGATGAAATCAAACAAGCCATCCAGCTTCTAGAAGAGAATGGCTACAAGATTACTGTTCCACCAAAGGAAGTCAAAGACAAATATACCTTTGAGTTAGCATGGAACTTGTACGATAAGAAAGTTGGCTGTAAAGACAAACTCGAAAAGAAATGGAACTCCATGAGCCTGAAAGACCGCAAGGCAGCTATAGAGTACATTCCTCTATATGTAATCTCACAGCCCAACAAGCAGTACAGAAAGAACTTCCAAACCTTCCTCAACCAGCGAGGATGGGAAGACGAACTCATCGGAGCGACACCACCGCCAGCAGCCGTTAACGAGAACCCTTCCGAAATCAGCCAACTTATCGCAAAGACGAGGGCTGAAAAGAACGTGACAAATGCGGATAAGGACAACGTTTTCAAGACACGCATCATAGGTATGATAGAGCTTCTGCAAAAGAATCCTCATAGCCTATGCAGAAAGCAGTTGGAGATATATCAAGCTAATGGAACCTTGGAACGCTTGGGCATCCAATGGATGCCATAAACCACAAATCTGTTTACCAAAATGATAGCAATCAGTAAGTACAACAAGCTGCATCCTCTCAGAGTCTTTGAGGCATTCGCAGGATATGGCAGTCAGAGCCTAGCCTTCAAGTACCTCAAAGATAAGCATCCTGAGTTCGACTTCAAGGTAGTGGGCTATTCAGAGATAGAACCATCAGCCATCCAAGCCTACGGACTCCTGCACGGAAGAGATATTCCGAACTTCGGAGACGTGACAAGGATAGACTGGTATCAGGTTCCCGACTTCGACTTCATCAGTTGGTCTTCACCATGCCAAGATTTCTCCAATGCAGGACTCAGACAAGGTGGCGAGGAAGGCAGCGGCACACGTTCTTCCCTTATCTTTCAGGAGAAAAGAATGCTAGCAGTAAAGAAACCGAAGTATGTGATGCTAGAGAATGTGAAAGGTCTTCTTTCAAAGTCAATGAGAAAGTACTTCTTCCAGTACCTCAAAGACCTCGACTCCTTTGGTTACACCTCCTTCTACAAAGTACTGAATGCCAAAGATTATGGAATCCCTCAGAATCGTGAGCGCATCTTCGTAATATCCATCCTACGCACAGAAGACGAGCCGAACCCAGAGTATCACTTCCCTTCTCCCATTAAACTGGAGACAACGGTTGAGGACATCTTGGAAGATGGTGTATCTCCCGAATATTTCCTATCCCAGCCGCTCCTATAAAAGTATCTCACCAAAGCAGACATCAATGAATCAATCGAAAAACTCTACCCCGAAGATAGCAATACCGAAAACTACTGATGGCTGCTCCCCAACCATCACATCATCATTTGGTGCAGGAATCAGTATAGCCAATCTTCTTGGTGTTGACCATTTCCCTAGGGGGTGGTATTGATAATCAAAAAGTTACAAGCAGAAAACTGCTCATCAACTCAGACGTAGATGGTTTAAGTAGAACCATCCGAACAAGTTACTACAAGGCTGGTTTTGCTAACTATATACATAACGATGGCAGAGCAGCCAATGAAGTTTTAATCATAAATAAATTATAATGTGCGACAAAATTATAAAGCTAGCAAACCTCCAAATCAAAGGCAGAATAGAGCAACAGACCAGAGTCTACTCCACCAAGGGAATCTCTCCTACTCTCAATTCAGCTATGGGACACGGAGGTAATTGCATCCCACTATTCTTAATCGTAAAGGAGATATTACATTCGTAACCATCATGAACAAAGAAATCATTCACACCGCTCCAAACGGAAAGAAATACTCCATCCAAATCAGGAAGTACACTCCAAGAGATTGTTTCCGACTGATGGGAGTTCACGAAGCTGACATAGACAAACTCCTGAGCAAGGAGAAGTCTGGTCAACTCATCATCTGCAAAAGCAAACTATATGCCCTAGCAGGAAATTCAATAGTAACCAACTGTCTGACCGCCATGTTCGAGGAACTGATATTCCCCTCAGGAAATCACTACCACGACAAGACTGGTCAGCTATCACTCTTCTAGCTTATGGATATTTTTGGATATATCAAGGTAGGCAAGCGTATAAGCAAAGCGCACAAAGCCATGTTTACCCACAAGACCATGGTACTATGGTACAAAGGCAAAACAATCATCGGAACAATGCACGATGGCTTGTGGTATCAACAAGACCTAAACGGAATGTTGGAACAATTAATGTTCCAGTCCAAAGTCACACACGTCTCATTTTTACCTTCGCCAAATGAAGACAGAGAAAGAAAAAATCCTAGCCATCATCGCAGAGATTCAGGCAGAGCGTGAAGCTGCCCACATCGTGCCGCCCCACGTCATCACAGCCGAAATAATCAACCGAGGATTTCATCAGCCTTATCAAGCCATCAATGAGTTATGCGTAGAAGGCAAGATAAACTGGTGCCGCACCCTCAACGATATGGCATTCACTATCAGAAAATAATAAATCAAGAACAATATGGAAATTATAACGCAGAAAGAACTGGCATCCTTAGCAGAAGATGCTTTTAAGAATGCCGACAAGCATGGTTTCTATACTGAGAGCACAGAAATAGAAACCGCATTGATGCTCATCATCACGGAAATGGCAGAAGCTGTTCAGGCAGACCGCCACAATCGCCACGGAAGTATCGAAGACTATGAGAGCGAGATTCAAATGGGCAGAGATATTCCTACCGCCTACAAGAACTCTCTTGAAGGAACGGTTGAATCCGAGTTCGCTGATATTGCCATCCGCATCTTATCACTCTTAGGATGGATGAACAGCAAGACACCGATTAAACTAAAAAGCGATTCTATCCTTGCTGATAAATATGAAGTTGCCAAATTTCAATATTTGGTTCAAAGAATAACAAATAAAGGCAGTATCGCAAAAGATTTGTACCAACTCAACGGATACTTTAGTTGGTTTGTTGGTAATGAGTCTTGCTGTTGGTTTGTATCAGATACCCTTCAGGAAATACTAATGAGGGTATTCGTAATCGCTCACAATAACCATATCGACCTGATGGAGTACATCAGGTTAAAAATGCAATATAACGAATCACGTCCGTATCTTCACGGATGCAAATATTAGGAGGACAAAATTATGTTTGGAATAGAACAGATTTCAAGAAGGTGCTTAATGACTTTGAGTGATGGTAGCAAAATTCAAGCTACCATCTACATTCCAAAGCCAACAAAACCCATCTTCCCTGAACAGATGGAACGCAATATCATCGAGAATTTTAATAAATCGCAACCTCTTGCAGTAAACAAGGTTGTTAAGTGTCACATAATGAGAAATTAAAGTTATGGAAGATTTACCTATTGGGGCAGAAGTCGTGTTAAAGGTAGTTGAGACCGACAGACGAGATTGTCTTGGTTGCTTCTTTGACGAGATAAGTACCAATATTTTTGAAAATATCTGCAATCACATTAAGTGTATGTCAACTGAGCGAAAAGACGGAAAGGCTGTTCAATTCAAAAGAGTAAAGTAATTATGGTAGATAAAAATAAAATAGAAGCTGCTGCTAATAAGCATATTGAGACAGAGTATGCTAGATACAATAGTGGCGAGGTTGAGGAAGAAATGATTTGTCTTAGGGGCAAAGATAGCTTCAAAGAAGGTGCTAATTGGGCTATCAATGAGTTCTTGAAGGACTTGTGGCATCCTTCTAGCGAAAAGCCAAACATTAAGCAAGGAGAATGTTGTGTTACATGTTTGGTTAAGTTTAAAAATGAAAGTACGGAATTATGTGTATATTTCCGTAATCCAGAAGGATGGGTATGTGATGATATGAGTCCTAAAGATTTTAAAAGAAATTTTAAGGGATGGCTTTATATTGATGATTTATTCCCAAAGGAAGGAGGTGAGCAATGAAATAGTATAAGATTGGAGAATGTTTCAATTACAATGGCAGAAAATTCATTGTTATTGAAGATGATATAGGAGACTGTTATAATTGTGCATTTTGTTGTAACAGGTGGTGCGCTAATAATACGTTGAAGTGTAAAAATCATGCTTGGAACATTTTGAATAGGCGACTAATTGATGATTGGTTTGAAAGAGAACGTTCTGACAATAAGTGTGTAATCTTTAAAGAAGTTAAGAAGTAAGCGTATGAATGGATTATTATCAATAATTGGTATGAAAACTGAAATGGAATATCAGATGAGTGATTTCCCTTTTTGCATTCCACGTATTAGATTTAATGTTCCGAAAGGCAACATTCCATCTGATAAGCAGAAGTGTCAGCAAAAGGAGCAGCATGAGTTCACCATCAATGGCGTGAAGATTATGGCAGCTTCAAAGAAAGATGCTATTAAGAAGTTTAATCATCGTAAAAAGTAAAGCGTATGGATAATAAATTAGAATATATACCAGGTGATTTGGTAATGACAAACGGAGTACCTTTAGGTACTGCAAAAGATGTCGTTTACCGAGTAACATCATCTGACCCATCAAAGACTTTGGAGTTAGGCGATGGAACGGTTCTGAAAGGTATTGTCTGCTTAGAGAACATCGAAGGTGCAGAATTTGGAGAGAAAGGCTATCTCTTAGGCGATAGCTGCGCTTGGGTTAAGGATATTGTTCCGATTCCACTTACTTCTGAGATTCTAGAAAAGAATGGATGGAGTAAAGAGCAAGAGAATTACTTTAATGATAGCTATCATATATTTTTAGAATGCAAATATGAGAAATACTCTGCCTACAAAGTTGTACATAATAATGTAGTATGGCTAAGAGACGTAAGAAGTGTTTCCGATTTACAGCACCTTCTCTTCGGTATAGGACTTAAACAAGAAATGGAGGTGTAGGTAATGGCATTAGAAGTTGTAGTTTTAGATAAGGAGGAATATAATGCACTTATTGATAATCAAGCTGATAAAGATGAATTAGAGTATTTAAAAGCTTGTCAATATGCTTTAGAATCCTTTAATAAAGTCAGAGGTTTATGCCCTAAGTGTAAAAAATCCGTCATAATAGATGGATGGGTTTGTCCTTGTTGTGGGTATGATTCAAGTGGTGAAGAATTATATAAATATGGTGATTAACCGACTTCGATATAAATAAATAGAATATGCAAGGACAATTAGTTGATTTACGTGATGCATATAAAGCCATTCGCAAAGCTTTGTTTATCAAACAGGGGCAAGGTAATGAGTGGATGCAAAGAGATAGACAAGAAGGCTTAAAATTATTGCGTCAAATACAACGTATTTTAAGCTATACTTATTAACGCCTTCGGGCATAAATAGTAGTAATATGACAGAAATAGAATTATACAACGAATTACAAAATGTAGAAGGTTGTTTAAAAAAAATGGATTCGCAAATATCAGAGCTTCGCAAAAAGCAGAATGGTATAATGAACGACTTTCTTAGTTTGTTACCTTTTCAAGAAGGTGATAAGGTGAAAGATAAAAATGGCAATATCTTTATCATAGAACGTCTAAAAAGTGCCATGTCTCTTGACAAGAATGAAATCAAGGTTCATTTTTTTATCCGAAAAATAAAGAAAAACGGAGAACCTTACAAAGACGTAAACCAAGCTTGGGGAATTGATTATTTTTCCCTTGAGAAAGTAGTAGAGTAACTAACCATCCGCAAGGATTTAAATATAAGTAACATGTTAAAAGCTATGTTAAGTCATCCAATAGTTGGAAAGACAGACGAAGAAATCGTAAGCTGGCTGAATCAGCACATTTTTTTTGAAAGTGGATACGATATTACTGAAGGACCATTCCCATTACCAGCAACTATTGGTGAGGGGTTTAGGTTTCAATCATTAGATTTTTTAAATAAAAATGTGGTTGACTATGTTACAAAAGCCAGCCGTAAAAATGGTAAGCGTGTGTTACGTTTTAGGATTTCAACTTTTATCGGGTTATGTGGAGGAGCCTGTCATTATTTCTGTAAGGCATATTCAGCAATTTACAACACAGATGTCAATGATGCATCACATTATATCGGTGGATATATTACAGATGTAGATGGCAAGGCAATAGATATTCCAAGTGAATCTCGTTCCCTTGCATTTGATATTGGCGTTCCTTTGACGGAGGAAATGATACAAAGAGATATGGGGCATTATGAATACTCAAAAGTTGGCGATTGTGGCACAGCGTTACGTTCCAAAGATGACTTTTATGAAGTCATTGAAAAGCTAAAAGAAGTGTTTGATATGGAACAATGGAGTTTTGAAATTGATGAATAACATTATAGTCAGAGGAGGATTGATTATGGATAGAAATCAAGCTAAAGAATTTTATCCTATCCTGCAAGCTTTTGCAGAAGGAAGGGTGATTGAGTGTAGAACAAAACCAAGTGCCGTAAAAGGTACAGATGTTCCGAATGATTGGACGGAAATGAAAGAGATAGAGTTTTGGAAACATACAGAGTATCGCATCAAGACAGAAACAAAGTACCGTCCATTCAAGGATGCAAAAGAGTGCTGGCAAGAAATGCAAAAGCATCAGCCGTTTGGGTGGGTAAAAGACAGAAATGGTAGTGCATTCGTTATTGAAAAAGTAGATTCAAGAAGTTTTGTCGAAGTTTATGATGAGTGTACATGTGCTCTTAAAGAAGTGTTTGAAAATTACACCTTTGTAGATGGCACTCCATTTGGCGTAAAAGTGGAGGAATAGTTATGGACAAAACAAAATTACATGCATCATTACTCTTCCTAATACTTAAACTGGAAGAGGCAAAGAGCAACCCGATGTCTGACAAGAACTTTGTTGCTGCATTGACGGAAGTTCTCAGATATTTTCGTGATAACGGAGAGTTGAAGAAAGCCTATGAGCTTCAAAAGGATTCATTGGCAGACTTGGCAAATAGTTCTTGGACGAAAGCACTAAAGGACTATGTTTCCTCCAAAAATCAGGAAGACGGAGTTGATGCAAAGTTTCCTGATATAGATGAACTTATTAAAAAACTAGCATCTGATGAGTTCGTCGAAAAGAAAATCAAGGATATTCTTGGAGATAATGATGTGGATAGCGAAAAGGAGGAATAGTTTATGACTGAATTGTTATTTGACATTTTTCTTTTTTCTTGTACGACTGCTATAGGGTTTATAATAGGATATTATTCACGAAAGTAAAATAGATTATGAAAATAGAAATCAAAAGAGTAACGGACTGGCAGCGTGTAGTGGATGCTGCTCGATTCACACAAGGCAAGGAACCGCTGGGACATGAGCCTAGCGATGAGTTCAAAAAACAGATGATTCTCAGCGAGCATTCACCGCTCAGGGAATTGGAGTTCGATATTAAGATGTATGGCATACCATACTGGGTGAGCAACCATTTTGTTCGCCATGTTCATGCACAGCCATTCGTTTCCACATCACGACCAGATATTACTGGCTCCAATGTATCTCGCCACGATATGCGTCAGGATGATTTGGTTAACTTGCAGTTATCCCTCAACGCTCAGGAGATTATCAATATCTCCAAACTGAGACTCTGCAACAAGGCATCAAATGAGACAAGAGAGGTGTGGTATAAGGTACTTGATAAGTTGGCTTGTATCGAACCTTTGCTTACATCTGCTTGTGTTCCACAATGCGTATACAGAGGGTTCTGCCCTGAGCCGAAATCATGTGGCAGAACTAAGACAAACTTTTTTCCCTTCATGAGAAAATACTACAAAAATCTTAAATTATATACTGCCAAATAATGAAATATCCAAAATTTAACGTCAATGAATTTGTCGGTGGGCACTTCGAGTACACCACTCCCTGCCCATTCGGCATATACGGCAAGTACACCAACGAAATACTATATGTTGGCAGCCTTGCTTGCCAGCGATGCGAGCACTTCCGAGGTATCAACAAAGAAGATGGTATCGTATCTTGTGGAATCGAATAGTTTTAAGAGTGCAGCCTATCTGCATTCTTCTTAATAATTAATCAAATTTTATATATGAATACAAAGAAAATCTCAATCATTCAGCGTATCAAGGAAAAATTCCTTGGTAAGCAGTTCTTTATTGCAGTTATCGCCAACAAGGGAACCAGTTCCTACTTTGTCAACTCAGACATCTACCGCTCAGAGAAGGAGGTGAAGGCTTACAAGAAGTACATCACAACAGATGAGCGTATGAAACAGAGCTTCGATTTCGTAGGTTATTATGGTTTCCGTTCCAAGTTCGACTTCCGCATTCCTCTTAGCGGAAAGCCAGTATCAGTTGAAGAGGCAAAGAAACTGGCAGAGAAGTAGTATGGGAAAGTTGATAGACCTTACTGGACAGCGTTTCGGCAGATTACTCGTCTGCCGAAAATCTGATAAAGAGAACCACCAGCATGGTGCTTTCTGGATATGTAAGTGTGATTGTGGCAGAGGTTGTACGGTTCTAGGTTCTGCTCTTCGTGACGGACGAACCAAATCATGTGGCTGTTACCGCTCTGAGCGAGCATCTGCCATCATCACCAAGTATGGCAACCGCAATGGTAGACCCAAGCGGAAAGACAAAGTTAACGGATAATATCCATTTTATCACTTTTCATATTATATTTGCAACATGAAATTCAAGTATTTAATAGATAAAGTCAATGGTTTCAGACACCGCAACGTTTTTGTGGTTCTGGACGGAAGAGCCAATTCGGTCACGCTCTCCAAGGGCATCTACGACCACATCATGCAGCAGGAGCGAACAGACAATTCCATCTTCGTGTTCAGACTATCTGACAGAGGTACATACGGATTCTGTATGCGTGAGGACTGGGAAGAACTTCGCAAAGCCAACACCGCCTTTGCTCAGCTTCAATTCAATCAGAAGTATAAGAAGGTAGGTTTCAGAAGTGACTACCCTTCCATCACCGCCATCCTTGATGAGTACAACCTTCCTCTCAACAGAATGGTTCGCCTTACTTGCATCCCACGCAAGTCAGCCAAAGGCGAACCTTATTACGAAATCATGCTACCAAACTTAAATTCGAGCACATGGCAACAAGACAAGAAGTAATACTCAAAGGGCTTACCCACTCTCCATCCGACTACGATTGTCAGGATGGGGAGTTGGCAACCTGCCTCAACCTCATCAACGAGGATGGGGCACTCCACCCTATCCAGCAGCCGATAATAGTAGAGAGTAGCAAGAATATCACCATACACCAATATAGTTCAATAGAACTGGTTCATAAGGTGACACACAATCAGGCTATTCACTCCCACTATATCATACGTACATTGGACCCACAAGATAGGGAAAGATGGGGATGGATAGAGCAGGATTCTGTAGATGATACACCAACAGAGTTCCTGCTTGGCGATGATTTTCACGTCAATTCCGTTTGCGCCATCGGAAACGTCTTGTGCTTTGTTGGTATTAAAACTACCAAATATGCTATATGGAAAACTGGTTCTTATCTTATTTTCGGAAAAGATGATTTGCAGTTTGGTATTGAGATTGCCAACACTTATCATCAAGACCTTACCTTAAAGGTAGAAGCAGGAGATGATTTCTACAAATACTTTATTGTAGAGGATGGAAATCTCAATTTGTACTACAATACAAGTGCTATTGGTACGAGGAAGATGTTTACAGACCTTGATGCGATTACCAACAAGAAACTTGCAGAACTCGGAACAGAGTATCTCAAAAGAAATGTTTTCGGTGTGGCTGCTCTTCGTCTTTACGATGGTACATACATCAATATATCAAACCCTTTCGTTCTTCCTAGTGCAGAGTCTAACGCTGTTTCTAGAAAGATAAACATATACAAAGACCCAGTAAAACCTGATGCTCCAAACGGAAAGACTATAACATCAGGTGTCGGCATCAACAAATACACCATAGAAATTAGAGAAGTTGGCAACTTGCAGCAATACGAGGATATTGTTCAGGGAGTTGATATATTCCTCACCAATGGCGAAAGTTTCTATCAGATAGATAAATCTTATAAAATAATCCGTACTGCTGATTATGGAGATATAGACTACGTGCTTTTGGATGATATGAACGCAAGAGACGTTCACGACACCATCGGCAATATGCCTTTCTATCATTCGATATTCATTCCTCTTAGTGAATTTGAACATCCGAAAGTTGTTAAGAGGCCAACGCAAGCAGAGGAAAACATTTCTCTTGCCGACCTCAACCGAATAGCATTTGGCGGCACTACTGCTATTACATACAATAACAGACTGCACATCGCTGGCATCAGAAAGAACATAGATTCCAGTTTGGTTCGCCAACCATACGGCTACAAGAATGAAGAATATCTTACTGCCATATACGAGATTCCGACAAACAACGGAACATACTATCTGAACGGATATATTGGTAACTTTCAGGATATTATCGCTGTACCAATTAGTGATGTGAAAGAGATTGTCGTTTACGAAAAACGCACATCTGGGTATCGTAAAAAACGTTTTAAATTATATAGCCCTTCTAATTTTGGCTTGTCATTTTTCGTGCAAACTCTAACTGGAGGTATTGATGATATTATGGGAGGCGATTGGTATGATATTACGGAATCAGACTGGAATGCAATCAAGCAGAAAGCAGATAGTTTTGCCGCATCAAACTCAGATGATTCTTACCAACCTTCACTTATCAGAGTGAGCGAAGCTGAGAATCCTCTAGTCTTCCCTGCCAAGAATAGTGTTCAGGTTGGCTCATCCATCGTTAGTGCAATGGCAGCAAATACCCGACCAATCAGCGAAGGTCAGTTTGGTGATGCCCCACTCTACGCTTTTACCGATGAAGGTGTTTGGGTATTGATGCTTGGAGAAGAAGGAACCTATATTGCCAGACAGCCAGCCAACAGAGATATTTGCTCTAACCCTAAGGGCATATTGCAGATTGATGATGCAGTTCTGTTCCCTACCGAGCGAGGTATCATGATGCAGCGAGGACGAGAATCTGAGTGCATTACAGATGTGTTGGATGGCTTTCCATTCGACTTCACTCTAATATACAGCTATTCCAAGAAAAATCAATACTACCCTATCTCTATTCTTGAACTACAAGATTTTGAAGATGGAGAAGTAGCCTATGTTAGATTCAGGAAGTATCTGAAAAATGCCGATATGATTTACGACTATTACGATAGCCGTATCATCGTCTTCAATCCTAGCTATGGCTATGCGTATGTGTATTCCATGAAAAGCAATTTGTGGGGAACGATGGTGAATGTGTTCGCCAAGCGAGTTAATAGCTACCCTGAGTCATACGCTATCAACGGTGCAGGAAAGATTGTTAATGTTTACGTTGAAGAACCGAGCGACAACATTCCTTTCTTTTTCTGCACACGACCATTAACGCTTGGTCAGGGAGATAGCCATAAGACTATGTTTACTTGTCTTATCCGTGGTTATTGGACGTGCGACTCCAGCAAATCTAACGGACAGATTCTTTTTGGAAGCAACGATATGAAACATTGGTTCTATATCGGTTCTTCTATAGACAATAGTCTTAGAAACTTAGTTGGCTCTCCATACCGCTATTTCAGAGTTGCCGTCATTGGTAAGATGAACGCTGATGAAAGCATCAGCAGCATTTCTACTTCTTTCCAACCAAGATGGCAGAACAAACTTAGATAAGTATTTTTTTATTATTTTCTATAATTACAATAAAGGGTAGCAGTCCGTGATGGATAGCTACCCTTGCTTTATCTTAGCCTTAAACGACTAATCATTTAAAATGGATGCAAAGCGATTCTTGCTCTACCAGCCGAGCGGTTGCTGGCATCCTTAATCTTCTGTTTCTTATCATCAGCCAGTGCCCAGAATCTATCAGCACCATCAGGAAACACAATCATTAACCATTCATAAAGGCATTGGTTCACGATATAGTCATGCAAGTAGACGGTCATGGTATGTACACTTGTCTTAGAAAAACCTTGCGGCATTCTCATCGCCAAGTAGTAGGCATCCTCCTCGTTGGTAGGCGAACCTATACACTCTTCCCACTCGTTGGAATCAAAGCCGCCACCGAGCATTTCCACCTTAGTGAAACGGAAAAGCATTTCTCTGCAATCCTCTACTGCTGAGTCTAGAATCCTTGCTAACTTATCTCGGTTTCCTTCCTCTGATACGTCAAACACATTCTTTAATTGTTTTGCATCTATACCTTTCTGCTTGGAATAAGAATCAGCAAAAGAAAAAGCAGTATTCTTGATGTCATATACCAACTCATTCTTTTCCAACTCTATCATCACTTTATATCCTTTATTACAATACCTCATATCCTATCCTCCTATCTTGTTGGTCTTTTACGTGTATAAATGATTGCGTCAATCTTTAGCAGCAAAACGTTTGCCTTGGAGAGATAATCTTCCACCTTATCCTTATAGACTACTGAGCACCATTCTGCTACTATTTTGTTGACTACATAACTAAAAACCGTTGATTCTAAGGTCTTAAATAAACTCTCATTAAAAAGGCTGCTTACTCTCAGACCAAAGACCTCGTTGCTGCCTGAGTCACACTTCTGCCATACAAGAATACTCTCCAAGGCTACGGAAACATCATCAATGGAATCTTCCCAAAAGCCTTCCAGCATTTCTCTATCATCTTCCGTCACAAACACTTGGTCATACAGACTTTTTCCGTTTTTATCCAAGTTCTTTCCTCCTATGTAGGCAGTAGTTTTTGCCACCTCCTCATAGATGTTACTTTTCGTGATTGTCAATGTGAAATTTGCCATTCTTTATCTTTTTATAGAGTTTATAACCTAATACGATTAGCAGCATGCAGAGTGCTCCAAAAGACCATACTGCATACTTCAACTGAAACTGCTCCCACTTGGAGAGTTGTTTTTCTACTGGGTAGGGAACTGGGATGGAGTCTCTTTTCAGGAAGGAATCCACCTTCACCTTATACACATTTTTATAAATGCTCTTCTCATGCCATCGGTCAAGAAAGCAAGTATCTCCCTTCTGTCTGAAGAAGATTGAATCACGCACAAAAACGCTGTCAGAAGTACGCAGCGTATCGTGTTTTACTACGTCCCGACATATAACTTTTTCCATCGGGACGTATTTTGTCTTGCATCCCGACAGAAGAAAAGCCACCAGCAAGATACCAATCACGTAGAGTGCTACTTGCCAAAAATCAGTATCGTACCATTTTACTTTCATAGGCTAAACATCAAAGACCTTCTTTGCTCTTGTAAGAAACTTTCGTCTTGATTCCAAGCCGTTGGTTCCACCATTGATTGTCTTGGTAATAGCCACGAAACTATCACTATCAGCCAGTTTGTTCAGGTCATGTTTCCACCACCACCACATAGCACTCTTCGTTGCTCCTAGCGGAAGCTCCAGCAACTGAGGATTCTCCATGATGTCACCAGTGCAATACTTGCTGTTCTGATAAGCCTGATAGTTGGCTCTGCCAGTAATCTGAATCAAGCCTCTGCCACGATACTTGTAGCCATCACCATCTTTAAGGTTGCCGAGCATGTTCTTCAACTTGCCAACATCATACTTATGGAAGTAGTTTCTGTTGCCGAGTTCCTTGGTGTATCTCAGTTCGCCACTCTCATGTGCAATTTGAGCCAAGAAATGAGCCATTCGCTTAGAAGTATCAATATGGAACACCTCAGCATAGCCATTGATATAAGGAAGAAACGCATTCACCTTATCCTTCGCATTCGGCATAATCGCCAAAATCTGTTCTCTTGTTACATTCATACTACTTACCCTCCTTCACTTGTTTCAGCATACTTGCGAGTTCGTCCTTCACCTTACTCTCAAAGTTTCCTAATTTAGTCTTAAAATAAATGTTCACTCCGAATATTGCTCCAGAGTAAACAAGTGCTTGGCTGATGTACCAGAGCACACCATCCGAAATTACATAGTTATTGAGAAAGAATGATAGGAAGGCGAGGACTACGCCACTCACTACCATTCCAATAGCTGTACCATATTGCAATCCTTCACGTACATTTGGAGTCATATCTTATATTTATATATTATTAATAATATGCAAAGATAAGAAATGATTCCCAATTAGTTACTTTATCCGTTTATTGTGTGCCATATTTTGCTGGTAGGATGCAAGCAGTCAGGGTCTTGCAGATACTCGATAGCCATCAAAACCACCATTTCCTTCAACTCATCAGCATCTTTGCTATATCGCTCCAGCATCACATGATGGTCACTTCTCATCAGGTTCATAGTCACAGCCAAATCATGGATGGTATAGTCAGAAATATCATCCTGATGCTTGTCAAAGGCATCCTTTATCTCATCATCCGAGAAGAAAGGAGCCGTATGCTTGGTTCCGTCAGCATCCTCATACCACATCTTGCTGATAGCATCATCGGCAAAGTGTTTGTCAAAATGCTCTTCGCTCAACACACCATACACCATCGCACAAAGATGATGCTCCTCCACATCGCTCAACTTGCATGAGAGACACTTGCCGACTGCCTTAGCTATAGCCAACATCTGTTCAGGAGCCATTTCCTGCTGATACTTTTCTACGAAATCTACGAAATTCATACCTATACAAATTAAAAGTTTATGATGTTGCAAAGATACGAATATCTTAAACGCAGCACCATAAACTCGTAGATATTTCTGTAGCTATCTGAATATCAGACAAATACAGTTACGATAAAAACACCTCCTTTCTTTATTCGTCCTTAAATCTGGTTCTCTTCTCCCCACCCCTCGTCCAGATGTCGTTTTTCTTTCGTTTCGCCACCTTTCCGATAACGTCATTTTTGTAAAGTTTGGGTTTATTCTCCCTACCTTGGGTCTCTGAAGCAACACCACCATTCGGGTTGCCACCTTGGCTGGCATCAGGTTCCCCATTGCCATACCATTCCTTGTCACTTGGTTTGTCTGCAATCATAACTATAAACTATTAACTATAAATTATAAACTAAGCAGCAAGCGGTGGGTTCTGTCCGTCAGGACTCACTCCCTGACCGCTCATCATCTGCTGCAACATCGCCTGAGCCTTCGGATTGCTCTGTGATGCCTGAGCCACTTGTGCTTGAAGCTGAGGAGAGAATCCTTGTGGAGTCTCACCATTCTGAATGGCTTGCTGGTTGGATGCAACCGATTGCAGCAACTCCTCTCCAAATGGGAAATCTCCTACTTGCAACAACTGCTCCAGCGTGATAGCCTGATTCTGCCACAAAGTCATAAGGAACTCATTCGCCATCTGTCTGTATACAGGAGTAGCCGTACTTTCCGTGATGTTGATGTCAAACTCAACGTCTCGTATTTTCTTAGGGTCGTAGTGTACAATCTGTCCTGCCCTACCCACGATATTGAAGTTGCGAGCCACGTCATAGTACTGCTGCATGTTCTTGACGGTCTTGTATGCTCCATCAATGATGAACTGGCTGAATGTCTCCAATATATCAAGCAGCGACATGGTAGCATTCTGTGTCTGCTGTGCATAGAGCGAACCGCTCGTACCTGATACTCCTGGTTTACCTTGCAAGGCTCCGTTCACGCCCGATATATCCTCGAAGAACTTCAACTGATAGCTGAGCAAGTCACCGATGCCGATATTCGTAGAGTTGTTCGCTACTTGCTGAGGAACCTGACCGCTCTTGTTTGGCTTGTATCTCACCACACCATTGAATCTACTCCACTCATCGCAGAAATCATCCCAACTCATATCATCAGGCAGACAATCCTCAGGACAGAGCAGCACACCCTTGGCACTCGCACGCATGATGAAGTCATACATCGTGATAAGTCGGTTCACGTATCTCTGCTGGTCAATCACATCTTCCACGAAGCTGTGAATCTCGCCATCAATAAACGGATAGAACTTAAAGCAGTATGGATGCTCACCATGAGCATAAGGAGTCTCGCCTTCTCTCAGAATATCACCGAAAGGAGAAAGATAGTAGAAATGCCAGTAATCATCCATAAACCACTCGGCATCAATCAGAGGAATATCCTCTTCCAGCATGCCAGCAGCCATACCTCGCCTGATTCTGTCTCTGTTCTCTGCATCTACAATATCAGCCTTATCCTCAATATCAATCTTGAAATCATCGCCATTGTTGTAGTCGTGGCATCGGTACCTTGGCTTACTCTCCTTGCGCCAAACCTCAATCACTCGGCAGAGCGAAGGGTTGGCAGGATTCATAAAGTCGATAGTCTTAGGGTCGAACTCACCGAATCGCTGAGTGCAGTCTGCAATCACGAAATCTCGGTTAGCCGCTAACCGGTATATCTCCTTCAACTTCCGAGCTTCAGCAGGAGACTTGGCAAACTCTCTCAGTACGTTGCCGATGGTAATGTCATGCACCTCACCCAAACAACTCACGTCCCAACCACGGAAATCCCTCATATTGTTGTCTATGAAGAAATTGTTCGGGTTCACGTAGTCCGTCCAGCAATCCAACCTACCTCTTCGCCATCCATACTTCTTCTTATAGATAGCAGCACCGCTAATCAGGAACTCTTCCATGGTTCGTGCATCCAGTTCCGTCTCTCGGTTCAGTTGTCGGTTACATTGCAGCACCACGCTCATGGTCTCGCCATATCGCTTTTCATCCTTATCTCGGGCATTGCAGGTAGGTTCCTTGCTCTGGGAGCGGTACACACCCAGCACATTCTTCACCAATCTTCGGATAAGGTTATTCTTCAATGGTTCGCTACCCTGCTCACGGATATAATCTTCCTCCTTGATACGCTTTTTAAAGCCACACTTGTTTTTGAACTCAATGGTATCGCCCCATTGGTCTCCATAGCAGTATCGCTTGTTACGCAATCTTCGCTTTCGGAAGTTATCCATATTGTTATAGTATCGTTGAGCCTCCAGCAAGATTGAGAAGGCACGCTCGTATGGCTTGTCAAATCGGTTCTTGGATGCCTTCACGCTATCCAGTTCTTCCTTGTCAAGTACCCTACTCAACGATAGCAGTTTGGTTTCTTCTTTCTTCTTTGCCATAATTTATGATGTTGTAGGTTCAACAATATGTGCCAACTTTCTAGCCACTCCAAGGAATCCGCTTGCAGTATCGGTATCGCCAAGGCTGATACAAGTGAGATAGCCAGCCATGTATAAGATGGAATCTTTCAGGACGGAAGGCAGACTGATTTTCTGTTCGGTAGTGATAGATGGAACCTGAACGTAGATGAATGCCAATGTAGTATCCTGCTTTTTACTAGTATATAGTTCGATACTCTTGCCGTTAGCCGTATGCACGATAGCCGCAATCGGTCGCTCAGGATTTCCCCTAACTCCATATTTGCAGTTCTGATACTTGTAGGCATCATCACTCTCTGAAATGATTTCAGCAGGACGGTTCCAGCCTTCTGCCTTCACAGAAAGTATTCTCAGCATATCGGTAGGCAAGACCATCTTACCCACGTAATAGCCGTTGCTATCCGTCCACGTTACAGCATTCTTACACGAAGTACCTTCCACCTCAGGAGAATCCGAAAGAATGATTCTTGCTGCATCTACGATTTTACTCTCAATAAGTTCTGCTTGCGAGAGTGTATCAGAATCGTCAGGAGCCAGCAAGCCAGCAGACTCTTGGTTTCTATCCAAGAGCACCTTCACCTCTTTCACTAAATCAGATACAGCATATTCTACCATTACTCCAAACCTTCTAGTTCAACACCCTTTTCCTTAGCAATATCCAAGATGTCTTCCTTGGTCTTCATCTTGGAACGGCTCACACCATAGGTCTCAGCCAGATAGTCCTTGGCATCCTCAAAGTCTGTCACAACGTGAGTCTTCTTCTCGTCAGCCACTTTCTTCTTTGCCTTGGCAGCAGCCTTCTTCTTTACCTCATCAGCTTCCTTCTTCTCGTCAATACTCTCTGCCAAGAAGAACTTGTCTTTGAACCAATAATGAGACTCGATAGCCTTCTGTACCTTAGGGTCTCTTGTCATATAGACACTACTGCCCATGGTCTTACCCTCAAAAACAATACGCATCCGCTCGTTACCTACCATAACGCTGAAAGCCAAATCAGTACCTGCTTGATATTTATTAAACATGATTATACCTTATTATATATATGTGTTACTAAAAAAGGGATGGGGCTAGTGCCCACACCCCTCACTATTTGATGAATAAATTGCAATTCTACTTGCTTTTAGGCAGCAGCCTTGGTTCCCTCTGTATCAGAAAGGCTATCTGTTGCAGGAACCGCAGCAAGGCGCATACGAGCGTGTGCCTTAGGGTACTTCAAGTACAGACAAGCTACCTCCTGAATAACTACTGCATCGGTGTTACGGATGCCAGCCTTCTTCAAGTCGAGCACGTTTCGAGTCCAAGACAAGTGTACTCGCTTAACCAAGAACTCAGGGTCAAGGGCAAAGCCGCAGTCGCTCATGCCGAAGATGTCAAACAACTCAGAGTGAATCATCAACACCTCACCGAAGTCAGTCTCCCAACTCTTGAACTTCAAGTCCCAAACCTCAACGGTGTCCTTCAAGCGGAACTTGTCAGAATCAATCTTACTGAATGCGCTCACGAAATCTGAACCAGCGATAATCACCTTGCGCTTGTTGCCGATACCAGTACCAACAAACAAGTCTTTTGAAATGTCAACCAACTCCAAATCAGTAATCACTCGTTCATTCTTGCCGTAGCCCTTCTTAATATCGTCAGCAGTAGCAACATGACCTACCTCAATATCCTTACCAGCCATCCACCAAATACCCTTGGTAAACCACTGGGAAGAGTTGTTCTTGGTAGTATGCTTGATACAAGCCATATCACCGAAGAGATAAGTACCTTCCATCGCAAGACGCATATCATAGATACTATCCTCCTCGATGTCAGAGAAATCCCAGTCTACTCGCTTAGCTGCAATCTTATTAAAGGTACTCTCCTCTACCTGAATCATGAAGTTCTGGCAGTACTGAATCTCAGAATCAGGAAGGTTGTTGAAACGACCTGTCTGTACATCCAACTCACCGCAACTCTTAGCCATACGGATAAGTACCTGACCCTTCTTCAAAATAGGAATGCCGATAGCCTGCTTGCTGACCAACTCACCATTTACAGCATACACAATAGGATAACCCTCTGTATCTTTACCGCAAACGCAAAGTTCCAAATCAGGAGTAGGAGCATCTGTAATTGTTGAATAGGCAACACCCTTATAGTTGGTAATAGCCTTCACACCCACCACTCGGATGGTATCATCCAAAGTAAACATTTCAGGGTCTTCTACCTTCAATACCATAGATGTACCAGTACTCTTCGTGGTATCCTCCTTGACGGTTGTCTTGATAGGACGTGTACCGATACTCCAATACTCAACTACAAACGAACTAGCAGACTTGGTTGTCGCATAGCGTGAAATCTGGTCAACTGGAGTAGCCATCGGACGAATCTTGGTAATCTTGTCGTTGATGTCGTTCTCATAGAACTCCGTACCATTCTCGTTAAAGTGCTCACGACCTTTTCCCTCAGTAGCGATACCATCATCCTGACGAGCCGCACCACCATTGCCAGCATCATTGGCAGCAGTAGCACCACCAGCTTCCGCAGCATGACCACTCTCGGTAGTACCGCCATCAGGCAGAGCCGCCTCAGCCATGATAACCTGACCATTCACTCCAAAAATAACTGCCATAACCATCAGGAAGACGGAAAGCAGCCGATTAAATGTACTTTTCTTCATTGTTATCCTAAATTAATTAAACATTATATATTATCTTTTTACCTTTTCTCATTATCGAATGTGTATTCTCTTCTCGTTGCCACGCTGCCAGATATTACCCCTACGTGATATTCTACCAACAGCACCAAGGTCAGGCTGATTATCCGTAGGCTTGGTCTCCGCATTGGCAGAATCAAGGTCGGCAGTACCATCACCCTTCTTTCTCAGTTCAAGGTTCTTGACGTGCTTGCTGTTCTTGCCACGAACCTCACCTTCATGGGCAGCATCAGCCACATCAGTATCATGGTTCTTAGCCTTGATGAAAGCAGTAATCATTTCCTCGGTAAACTTGCCAGTCACCACATTACGCATAGTCTGAAAGCACTGGTCGATGGCATCGTTCACAGCTTCCTCGCCATACTTTTCTTCCAACTTGTCGAACACCTCATAGCTGGAAGGCATATTCTTGTCATACTCCTCCTGCAATTTCTTGCCGTTGGCAGCATTCTGCAAGAACTCCGACTGAGCCGATGCAATCTCATCCGCATTATCAGGGTCTGAATAGTAGTCAATGGCATCCTCGCCATGTGTACGAATCAACTCAGCGTAAGGACTCTTGCCAGCCTTCATCGCTTGAAGGAAGGTAGCCGCCTCAGGGTCACTACCCAGCCAATCGCCCATCGCCTTTTCGTTATCCTTATACCCCTGCAAAGCCTTCTGGTCGGCATCATAATCATCGTTGATGGCTCCATACATAGCCTCATCATCCGCATACTCCGTATCAGGGTGACGGGTCTTCAAACGCTCCAAAGCCAAGTCTCTCTTGGTCTTGGTATCTTGCTGTTTTGCAGCACCAGCATTCTGCTCAATATTTGTATTATCGTCCATATATATATGTGTATATTTATAAATCAATGCCCAAAATTAATGCTTTTTTCCGATTTTCTTCTTTTATCCGTTAATTTAGTCTAATCGGATGCGACTAATTCAATACTTTTTTGTATATTTGCAGTGTCAGATATGAAATATAAGGATTCACGATGCTATTTTATAGAGGAACGTGATGCTGATTTATTGAGGGCTTACAAAGAAATTATTAATGTAAGAGACAATATCAGACTCTCAGAGATTGAGGAAAAGCTAGCCCAATCTCCGAGCAGAAGATTTTGGGTTTCAGAAGACCGTGCTTATATAGTCATATTAGACTTACTGAAAGGAAAACCTCTTGATAATATGATACCTACCCGAAAGGAAATGTATCAGGAGATTTTCAGACGATTCCAGATTCATAAGAGTAATGAGCCATATCTCAGTAATATGGATATTATCAAACGTGTATGTGCTGAAAAAGCACCCAGTTTCTATTTGACTCCTCAAAGCATACACGTAATTCTTAGCAGGGTGAGAAAGGAGGAGAAGCAAAGATGCTACGAGATACGAAAGAGAAGATTGCGCTTTATGCTGGGTACATTATAATAATGTGTATCACTTTTCTTGGATATGATGGCATGGGTCTCTTTGACGATTGTTCTATTCAGAACCGACTAAGCTACCCTTTCTTTCATCAGAACATCTTTCATGCAGCCATCAACCTTTATGTCTTCCATCAATGCTACCGAGCCATCCCTTGTGGCATCGGTCACTTGGTGGCATTCTATCTCATAGCCATCAGCTATCCTTTTGCATCATCCGTACCAATCATCGGTCTAAGCGGCTTTATCTATGCTTACATGGGCTTTATCGCCCCCTACGTGGAGAATAAGGTAAGATACAATCTCACCATTCTCCTATATATCTGTGTTGGAATCTTCTTCCCTTGCATGGCAGTTGGAGTCCACATCTATTGCTATGTACTTGGTCTGTTGTGGGGTTATCTAAATGCACCGCTATGCCAAGACAAGTAACCGCCAAACTGACTGATGCACTCGATAAACACGTATTGGGCATTCTAAAGGAGAACGAGAAACGCATCAAGGAAATCAACACACCATTCAATCCTATCAAGGGTGAAGGTTGTGGAGATAAGCGATTCCTGCTCTTCCTTCCTGATTTCCCGATTCAGAGACAGCAGCTTCCAGTTTCGATGAAGAAGATTCCGCTTGTCAAGATGCTCATCGAGTTCGGTAGCTGCAAGGCGGTAATCGAGGAACTGCACAAGGATATAGACGAACCATACGACCTAGAAGAAGAGATTGAGCAACTGGTGGAGCAGTTTACTCGCATCAGAATGAAACACGACCCTTTCTTCTTCTTTGCCACATTCATCTATATCAAGCCGAAAGGTGGAGGTTTCCCCTTCCGTTTTGTGCTCAGAAGACCGCAGCGAAGACTGCTCAGGTGGCTGGAGGAGCGAAGGAAGAAGAATCGCCCTATCCGTCTCATCCTGCTGAAAGCCCGACAATGGGGAGGTTCTACGGTTATTCAGATGTACTTCCTCTGGCTGCAACTCATGTGGCAGAAGGGTCTCAACTCGCTCATCGTGGCTCAGGTGAAGGACACAGCAGAGACCATCCGTGGTATGTTCGAGGAAGCTCTGAAAAACTTTCCTACCAAGTTCCTCTACGAAATGGGAGAAGCATTCTCTGAGAACGAGCCGAAGTTTGTTGGAGTAGGAACATCAGGTAATGTAAAGAAGGTTCCTCAGCGATTCTGCAAGATTAAGGTTGGTTCCATGGAACGACCACTATCAGCCAATGGTGAAGACTACAACTTGGTACACCTTTCCGAGGTTGGTTTGTGGAAAAAGACGGATGGTAAATCTCCTGAGGAGGTAGTACAGAATGCTACCAATGGTATCTTGTACCGACCATACACGATGATTGCCTATGAATCCACAGCCAATGGTACTGGCAACTTCTTCCACAAGGAGTGGCTTGCAGCAGTCAAGGGAGAATCTCAGTTTGAGCCGTTCTTTGTTCCTTGGTACGAGATATACGATATGTATCATCTTGAATTTGAAAGCAAGAAACAGAAGGTAGAGTTTGCCAAATGGCTATACGAGAACCGCAACAACACCAATACGATGTCCGACCGAGAGGAGCCATGTACCTATCTTTGGAAGTTATGGACACTGGGTGCTCCACTCGAAGCCATCAACTGGTATATTGCCGAGCGCAGGAAGTTCACCGACCATGCCGATATGGCTGCTGGCTACCCTACCGATGATATTGAAGCATTCAAACATTCAGGAGCCAAGGTGTTTGCCGAAGACAAGGTTGACAAGTTCCGCAAGGGATGCCGAGCACCTAAGTTCATCGGTGATGTTTATGGTGACGGATATAAGGGAAAGAAGTGTATGCTGAATATCCGATTCTGTGAAGACAAACAGGGTCAGTTGTGGATATGGAGCAAGCCTGAGACCTTTGATGATTGCAAGGTGATAAACCGCTATCTGGTAGTAGTGGATATTGGTGGACGTAGCAAGAATGCCGACTGGTCTGTTATCTGTGTCTTCGACCGCTATTGGATGATGGAAGGCGGCAAACCATACGTGGTAGCCCAATGGTACGGACACATAGATATGGACTTGCTGGCATGGAAGGCGGCTCAGATAGCCAAATACTACAACGATGCTCTGCTGGTGATTGAATCCAACACCTTGGAGACGAAAGACAAAGAGCACATCTTAGAAGGTGGTGACCAGTCTGAGTTCATCCTGAATCAAATCAAGGACGTATACGACAACCTCTATGCACGCAAGCAGAGCGAATCGGACATCAAGAATAAGGTTCCAGTGAAGTACGGATTCCATACCAACGTGGCAACCAAGCCGATGGTTATCTCAGTATTGGTTCAGGTTATCCGTGAACAACTCTATGTAGAGCGAGACGATAGATGCTTAGATGAATATCTCACCTACGAGAAGAACGGAACCGTATACGAGGCAGCAGACGGAAAGCACGATGATTTGCTCATGACCAGAGCCATCGGACTCCACATCTGTTTCAATGAAATGGAAATGCCTAAGATGATACAGAATCAGGCAAGAGTAATGAGAAGAAAGGTTTCTGTTTCGGCAGCAACCATCATATAGTTTCAAACAATAATAATTACGATTATGAAAGTAACAAAGATTTTCAAGCGCATCAAGTGCGAAATCATGTACCGCCAAGCTACGGCTAAGGCAGACTACGCATCCAAGAAGAACAATGGTGAAATCTTCTATGTTCTTCCTACGCAGAAGGGCAACCTCATGATTATGAACCGCCATCTCTTCGAGGCATTCAAGAAGACCAAACTGGTAGACAACGACATGAAGGTCAGAGACCTATTCAAGGATTGTGTCTACCATACCAACTGCAAGAGTGAGAAGGGAAAGCGCAGCCGCAAGCGCAAATTTCTCAGATGGAAGGGCTTAATCTAAAATTTTTCTGCCCTAAATAAACGGATAAAAGATAGGTGGAGAAAATTCTGCCTATCTTTGCCTATTATTAATAATGTGTATCAAATATGATTTATAAAATAGTACAAGGAAATAGTTTCAAACTCCACATCATGGTGCGGAAGATGGACGTATCGAAAGAGTTCCAGCGACTCGTTGATTTCGATATGAATCTAGCCACCGACATCAGAGTAGAGCTATCGGGCTGTTTCTGCAATACAATTTCTGTTCCAGTACAAGTAGCAGGAATCCAAGGCAACGTACTGATATGCGACATACCTTCCACCCTTGATTACGGAAACTACAATGTCAGGGTATCATGGAAGTATGATGGTAGCGAAATGGTCAGCATTGAGCGAAACCTTCTGAGAATCGTAGAACACAACTCTATGAGCAATGTGCCTATCGGTATCACGGAAGGTGAGCATACTGGCTTATTCAACCTTCGCTACTACATCGTGACCGACAACCAGTCAACTTGCCCAGTATCTTTCATAGTTGACAACGCTAAGTTCAGCTATACCATCAATGAAGAAACTCAGATGGTAGATAGTCAGGAGAGCTTCGTAATTAACGCAACTATCAGCAACGGAAAGAAACTGGAAGCTCAGTTCATGCCTATAGAAGGTTTCAGTATCGGTCAGGTAAAGGTTATCATGGACGGAAAGGACGTTACTGCTGAATATTACAACAGCAACAACCACAAGGTCTTCATCCCAGCCGTATCAGGCTATGTTACCATCACAGCAAGTGGAACCGTCAATGCAAGCTATTATGGCGCATCATCAGCCAAGAATATGAGCGAATTGAACATGGAAGACCTTACGCTTATGGAAGGCACTCTTGTCGGTCAGACTCTCACCATCACAACCACGGAAGAGAAACCGTACATCTGGTTTGCAAGCCGCCAGCCACTTGTATTCAATCAATGTGGGTTCGAGGCATCCATGAACGCCACAAAGCTAGGTTACCTCTACTACTATTGGTCGGACGAACTTATAGCTGGTGACGATAACGAATATCAAATTAAATTAAAAGAATAATATGGCAGAAAAGAAAAAATACAACAGCATCCTCATCAGTGGGCGCAAAGACCAGACTCTGACATGTTCAAAGTACGTCAAGGACGAGGAATCGGGAGAATCCGTCAAGGAATCACTCGACAAGAAGGTCAATGTAACGGATAAGTTAGAGACTCAGCAAATCAAGGATGGTGCTATCACCAACGAAAAGATGGCTGCTGGTTCTGTTGGCAACACCAATCTACAAAATGGTTCTGTCAGCAACGAGAAACTGGAGGATGGAAGTATCACCAATGAGAAGTTGGCAGAGAACTCCATCACCAAAGACAAGTTGAAAGACAATACCATCGGTGTAGAGAAGTTAGACCAAGAGCTTCGTCAGGCTATCAATGCAGCCACTGGTCTTCCTGAGGATTTGGTGGAAACCATTCAGAATGTAGACGTAAGCATAGCCAAGCTGAACGATACGGTTTATCCTATCACGTTAGGATTCACCATTATCCCGAATGTAGACACTATGCAGACAGAGGTAAGGTATTCCGTTTCAAGCGACAACAAACCACTTGTTCCTGATACATTGGAAGTATCAAAGAGAATTAACGAGGACTTGGAAATTGGCATTATCGCTAGCACTCCAGTTGCTAATGGCTCTTTTACAGAACCTATACAAGGAGCAAGAGAAATCTTCAATTTTGCAGTAACCAAGAAGGGCAGAACTGGCAAGAGCACATCGCAGACTCGCTATCTCTGCTACTTTGGTGGAAACCCAGCAGCCACCATGACCGCAGAAATTCTCAATACGCTCAACAAGGTATCAGCAACAGGAGTATCATTCAATCCAAAAGTAACTACCAAGGATAACGATTACATCTGGCTAGTAGTACCTAGTTATCTCTCAATCACCCGTGTAACCAGCGCAGGATTTGATGTAACCCTTTCTGCTCCTCAGACTATCACAAATAACCTAGGCAGTTTCAAGGCATACAGAACAGCCAATCCTCTCACCGCAGCTACATGGAATTTAGTAATATCATAAACGTATAAAGATTATATAATATGAGTATAAATTTAACAGACGAGCTTCTAGCCAAGACCAAGAAGGGTAAGATTGCCTCTGCTAAGCAAGTGTTTCTTAATGGAGACCAAGAGAACTTGCAGCAGATAGGTGAAAAGACCCATCAGTTGGAGGATGCCATCAAAGACATCACCGTCTCAGGTGGAGCATCAACTGCAAATGCTGTCTCTTATAACAACGAGACTAGTGGCATGACCGCAGTCACTGCCCAAGGAGCCATTGATGAACTTGCTGCAAAGAACCAAGAGCAAGATGCTACTATTGGTACTAAAGCAGATAAGTCAGAGGTAGCTACAGAACTGGAAAAGAAGTTTAATTCTGAGAATATCGCCCAAGAGTCAGGTGAAGCTGAGGATAAGGTAATGTCACAGAAAACCGTAAGTGATAAACTCAGCGACTTAGCAGATGATATTTTGCAGACAAATAATAATCTTGGTTCTCAGAAATTAAGAGAGTTTAGTACATCAGTAGCAAACAAAAAGGGCGATAAAGTTAAGCATAAGGGTGGGCTTTACGAATTTACAGAAGACGCTGATGCTGGTGAATTTGATTCGGCAAAAGTAAAGTCTATCACTTATTTTGATATATTCAACGACAAAGCAGCTATTGCAGATAACAAGCAGGCTATTTTGCAGACAAATAATAATCTTGGTTCTC